CTAATTTTGGAAATTATCCAATCTTAGCGTACCCGTCCTGCATCTGCACCTGCGGCTGCTGGCTGTTCAGCAGGCTTTTGGCCCTTGAACTTCGCCATAGCTTCGTCAAGCTGTTCAGCCGTGAACGGTGCATGTGGTGTGGTTGACGGCGTAATAACAGGAATGAACCAATCCCCTTTAGAGTTCGACGCCGGACCGACGGTAATCTGCACGGGTTTACCGAGCATACCGACGGTTGCAGCAATCATGCGGCGTGTGGACGCATTACTAAAGAACATTGAGACAAACTCGTTATGGTCAGGCAACCACACAAGGAAATCTGCGCCGTACATAGCGCCAGTGTTTTTGGCGTTACTTGCAACGACAGCGACGATGCGCTTGTATTCTGCGCTGTCTGAGTCCGTCGTGATTGACAACCCGTCAGCAGTTGTCTGTTGAGCACGTGGCTGAGAAACGCAGAAGATCGCATTTAGCGGCGTTGCAAGTTCAGTACCCGTTTGATCCTTCATACGGGCCATTTTGCCGGGGAAAACTTTCCCTTGTTTGACAACTTCCGACATCCCGTTGGTGACGATGATGTATGGCAAATATGAGGCAGCTGTTGCTGCGAGCAATTTGGAGTTGTCAGTTGAATACTTGGCCAAGAGGTCTTGGACATTGTTAGTTTCGGTCATTTGGAAATCCTAAGTTAAGGGTTAAAGGTTACGTTAATTTTGAAAATTAACAGTCAGCCGGCGGGCACAATTACCCGCCGACCAACCGTTCGGGAAGGCTTATTAGGCCGGGTTAGCAAGGGCTGCGGCAGCAGCGGCTGCGGCTTTTTCCTTCTTAGCAGCAGCTTCGGCGGCGCGAGCTTCCTTGGCTTTCTTGGCTTCTTCGATCTTAGCTTCGTACTTCGCCTTACGTGCGGCGATTTCGACGGGGTCAGAGTTACCGCCCCACTGCAATACGAACACGACAAAATCGAGCGGGGTGGTAGCGCCAGCTTCCTGTGCCTTAGCGAGCAAGGCTTCCGGCTTAGCAAGCGCTTCCTTGAATTCGGTAGGCTTGCGCATCCAGTAGGTTGCTTCAAACACTTGCGGCTTGGCTTCGCCGCCAGCTTTCTTGGCCTGTGCAAGTTCCTTCTTGCGGTTGCCGATGAGCGGAATGAATTCGGCAGCGTCAGACGTCATGGCCTGCTGAATATAATTCTTCTGTTCGTTCACGTCAAGGCTGGTCAGGGCGCTTGCATTGACCAGAGTGACCTTACCTTCATCGACGAGCTTTTGGATACCTTCATCCAGCTTGAGCAGATTGAGGCGAGCCTGAATGAATGAGGCGGTGACGCCGAGTTTGAGACCGAGTTCACCGAGCGTCATTGTTGGGTTAAGGCCCATAATGCGCTTAAGCTGTGCAGCGTATTCAGCGGGCTTCGTATCAACGCGATTGGCGTTCATAGCGACTTGCTTATACAGGATGTCGATCTTGGCGACATTCTTCAACACGGCGCAGGGGATTTCGGTAAGGCCCGCATCCTTAGCAGCGTTCAAGCGCTGGCAACCGTCGATGACTTCGTAAACATCCTTGCCTGAGTCGTCCTTGTGCTGGTTGACAGTGATTGAGCCGAGGAAACCTTGGGCACGAATTGATTGCACAAGGCTTTGATATTCCTGAGTTTCTTTCTGTGCTGGTCGCAGCTTGACTGGGCCTTCATTGATAAGGCCAATGGCGAGGATTATTACGGTAGATTCGTTTACTGGGTCCATGATAATAGTTCCTGAGAATTTTGAAAATTAATTTGTAAGTTGCAATGCACAGCACCAATTGCTGTGCGGAATGTTGCACACTTATAGCAACGTGTAGTATGTGTATACATATAGTACACGATAAAACAAAACACTGGCAATTAATGATTAATGTCGAACATTAAATGGCCCTCACATGATGCACCTCCGAAAGATATGCAATTTTGAAAATTAGTCCGGCGGTCTAAAGTTCAAAATTAATTTTGATTTAATCGACATTAACGGGCCGGATCATTCGCCTATTTTGGTCGCTATTATAGTATAGTACCAAAAATGATTTATTGAACCGCGGACGCAAAAAATCTTATCGTCTTACCTTATTACTCGTTTTAATTAGTAGTATAGAAGAAAATCAGATTTTTCTCTATAGAGCTAGTTAAAACGAGTAATAAGGCTAAATGGGTAAGCGGTTCAATAATTGCCATTTGGTACTATACTATGATGGACGATCAATCCAAATAATGTTAATTTAACTAAAATTAATACCTACCTTTAATCTTCAAAATTAGTTTGCAATTCACTTGTTAGATAATCTGTTTACAAAGAAAGGAGATTCCCATGCTCGATAATTTTAAAAATTATCCAAAGTTTTCTCTGTCGTTCCAGTGTCCTAAGTGTCTGACAACGTCCGCCAACGTGCGTGTGGCCGAATTAGAGTCGTATGTGCTAATCTATACGTGCTGCCGTTGTGGTCATGAGCTTAAAACACAGTCAGCCGACGCGCCAAAGGAAAATGAATGTTGAAAACTGATACAATCGCGGCCTTGCTACGCAGCAAGACGCTACCTGATTTGGCTAGCCTCTATAATGGAAATATGGAGTGTCAAGTAAATGTTGCACAGGATGAGGGACAGCACATTTCAGGTGAATTTAAAGGCCGCCGCTGGCAAGGGTGGACCGATGGGCTGACAACATGGAAGCCCTTCCGCATACCACGCAACGCCGGCGATGTGCCTGAGTACGTTGATAGTGAAATGAAGTTCGATTTATTCTCACACTGCGAAGCCATCGGCATGACAGGGTGGGATTGGAAGAACCTACGCTCACGTTGGGTGGCGTTTGATTTTGACGCAATCACAGGGCATAAAGATGCTCACGCGCAAAAGCTAACAGCCGCTCAACTAGCTGAAATCGAGAAAGCAGTTTCGCAAATTCCGTGGGTCACGCTACGCAGGTCTACTGGTGGGCGTGGTCTACATATCTATGTTTTCTTAGCAGACTCTTTAATGTTGGAAATTAAAAACCACCATGAACATGCGGCCCTTGCACGGTCTATCTTGTCGATGTTGTCAGCTTTAACAGGCTTCAACTTCAACGACAAGGTGGATATCTGTGGCGGCAACATGTGGGTGTGGCATAGGAAGATGGAGCGGTCAGACCGACCACTAGAGCTTATCAAACGTGGGTGCGCGTTGACAGAGATACCGTCTAACTGGCGGGATCACTTAGACGTGACAGTACGCTCTAGTACAAGGTCTAAGTCTCGATCAGGTGAAACTGACTTCGACGAATTAGTTGGCAAAATTAGCCAGCTAATGCTCGACGAAGGGCATAGGAAGGTCATTGAGCATCTCAAAAATGCTAAGGCCATGTGGTGGTGGGACACTGACCGCAACATGCTCGTATGCCACACGTATGACCTGAAATTAGCTCATGAGGAATTGAAACTCAAAGGCTTGTTCACCACCATATCCGAAGGCGCCGAACGCGGTACCGATATTAATTGCTTCTGCTTCCCCCTGCCTAACGGTGCGTGGGTTGTACGTCGCTTTAGTAAAGGTGTCAAAGAAACAGGCATTTGGGATACTGACAAGTCAGGCTGGACCCGTATTTATTTAAACAAGTCTCCGGACCTTACCACGGCTTGCCGTGCTTGTAATGGCATCGAAGATGAAAAAGGCTCGTTTGTATTCAATGAGGCAGGCTCGGCGCTTATGGCGTTGTCCTATCTAGGTGTTCAACTAACAGTGCCTAATAAATACCTGCTAGCCGAAGCATCCTTATCGCTTCATAAAGAGGGTGATAAGATAATTTTCAAAATTTCGTTCAACCCGCAGAAAGATTCACGCGAAGGCATGGAGACATGGCTTATCGTGAAAAATAAGTGGTTCCAGAAAATCGTACACTGTGATCATCTGCCGAAAGACAGTGAACCTGATGTCCAAAATTATGATAACATCATCCGACACGTCTCTACCGAAACGGGCGAGAATTGCGGCTGGTTTATAAATTCGGACACATCAGGCACGTCACAGTTTTGGCGTGAAGGCCCGCTCGCACACGTAAGGACGGTTCTCAGTTCGCTAAATGTACCTTCGCCGGACATTGATCCGATCATTGGGACTGCTGTGATGAAATTTTGGAAATTAAGCAACCTGCCCTTCCAGCCTGAATATCCCGGTAATCGCCAGTGGAACAAAAATGCGGCTAAGCTCCGCTTTGCTCCGGCTCAAGGCGATAATTTACAGTACCCTGCATGGCGTAAAGTCCTGCAACACTGTGGCGAATCCCTGAATGACGCCGTGTTGAAAGACACATGGTGTCAGGCTAACGGCTTGCGATCAGGCGAAGATTATCTCAAGTGTTGGAT